CTGTTGTTGTAGATTCAAATGCTAGTACAGTTACTATAGATGGGCACACAGGTGTTACAATTGCTGCTTCTAGTTCTGGAAACATAACTTTAGATTCAGAAGTTGACATCAGTTTAGATGCAAATGGGGGAGACATATTTGTTAAAGATGGAGGAACTACTTTTGGTAGTCTTACCAATACAAGTGGTAATTTAATAATTAAATCAGGGACAACAACTGCAGCCACATTTAGTGGAGCAAATGTTACTTTTGCGGGAACATTAGCTTCGGGTGCTATTACCGCTTCAGGTGATATATTACCAAGCGCAGATGATGCTAAGGATTTAGGAAGTCCATCAAAACAATGGAGAAACATTTATACTGGAGATTTACATTTATCTAATGAAAGTAAATCCGAAGGTAACGTAGTTGATGGTACAACTGGAAATTGGACTATTCAAGAAGGAGCTGAAGATCTTTATATCCTTAATAACAAATCAGGAAAGAAATATAAGTTTAATCTGACGGAGGTTTAAACATGGCAATTATTTCTAACGCAGTAACGATTGCAGATGCTGGAGCATTTTCAGTTAGTCTAGGTTCAATGGTTCATATTAAAACTTTAACAGCTAGTAATGACTCTACCTTAGCTTTTATACATGGAACTGATGATGTAGTTTTAGACGACACATATCCTATCTACATTTTAAAAATTATAAATTTATTTTCTCACACAGATGATAGAGCAGTTTTGTTAAATTTCACGATAGATGGTACTAATTTTAATGTCACTAAAACCACTACTTTTTTTAGAGCAAGGCACAATGAATCAGGTTCACATGCTCAATTAGATTACAGGGGTAGAGCTGATTTAGAACAATCAGCTAGTGGTCAAGAGTTTGTTGAGGGTTTTGATGGCGAAGCAGACGCAAACGTAAATTCAACAATTTTTTTATATGATCCATCTTCTACAACTTTTGTAAAACATTTTACAATGGAAACACAAGGTACAGGAAATGGTGGTACAGATGCTCAAACATCAACTAATGCTTTTGTTAGTGGTTATTGTAATACAACAAGTGCAGTTACTGGATTAAGAATAGAGGGACAGAGCACAACAATAAGTGGAACATTTAAACTCTACGGAATAAAGGATAGTTAATCATGGCTTTACACTCATTACATTCATATAAAGAAATAAGAGGTATCTCATGGCTGTAGTATCAAACGGAACAACTATAATAGATGCTGGTGCTTTAGGAAGTGGTGTACCAACTGGTAAAATGATTTTAATTAAAACTTTAACAGCTAGTGGTTCTGGTACTTTAGATTTTATAAATGGTGCAGATTCTGTAGTATTTGATGGTACTTATAAGGAATATGTATTTAAGTTTATAAATATTCATCCAGCTACTGATTCTGCTGATCTTACTTTTCAAGTAGATACAGGAACTAATACTAACTACAATCAAACAATTATGAGTACGGTATTTAGAGCAGAAATTAGAGAAGATGGTGCAGATTCTAAATTAATATATGATACAAATTTAGATCAAGAAGAAGGAACAGCTTTTCAACAAATACAACATGATATAGGAAATGATGCTGACCAATCAGCAGCTGGAACACTTACATTATTTAACCCAGCTAGTGCAACTTTTGTAAAACATTTTATGGCTAGAAGCCAAATATATTATGCTGGAGATTATGCTTTAGATTTTTTGGTTGCTGGGTATTTTAATACAACAACAGCATTAACAAGAGTTCAATTTAAAATGTCAACAGGCAACATAGATAGTGGAGTAATAAAATTATATGGGATTGGAGGATAGATGGGTTTAATTAGTGCTGGTTCAACAATATTTGATGCTGGAGCAATGTCTGCTGGTTTTGGTGGTAGCATGACGTTTATTAAAAAGCTAACAGCTAGTGGTTCTGGTACTTTATCTTTTGTTGATGGTGCTAGTTCAGTTGTCTTGGATGGTACTTACAAGGAGTATGTATTTACATTTAATAATATTCATAGTTCATCTGAAAACTCATTTCAAATAAATTTTAGGGATGGTGGTACAGCTTATGATGCTGTTAAAACATCTGCTGGTTATAGAGCATATCATTTTGAAGGTGGTGGTGCTGATTTAGGATATGAGGCTTCTTTAGATTTAGCACAAGAAACAGCCTTTCAAGGTGTAGGTCAACCTCAATCTTCTGCAGATAATGATAGTAGTGGTTCTGGTTATTTACATTTATTTAATCCAGCATCAACTACTTTTGTTAAGCATTATATTTCACATTATAGTCATCATTATACTAATGCTGCACCTGGAGTAATAACTAATTGGATGTCAGGATATTGTAATACGACAACAGCTATTGATGGAGTACAATTCAAATTTGATAGTGGCAACATAGATTCTGGAGATATTTGCCTTTATGGTATTGCTTAACAATTAACAATGGAGTATAATAAACTATGCCAAGATATCACAACATTAACGGTAACAGAGTACAATTTACAGCAGCTGAAGAAACAGCTAGAGACAACGAGGAAACAGCTTATGCTAATGCTGCTCCTGCTAGAGCATTAGCTGAATTAAGATCTAAAAGAGATGGTCTTTTAAAAGCGTATGACTGGGAAATTTTATCAGAGCTTGAAAAAGGTAATGCTATATCAGATGATATGCGAACTTACAGGCAAGCATTAAGAGATTTACCTGATGGTAAAGACACCGTTGCTAAATGTACAAATGCTACGTGGCCGACTAAACCATAGGATTAAAAAACTATGCTACAAAAAGTAAAATTTGCACCTGGATTTAATAAACAAGTCACATCAACGGGCGGTGAGAGCCAATGGGTTAATGGTGACAACGTTAGATTTAGATATGGTTCACCAGAAAAAATAGGGGGTTGGTCGCAATTAGGTTCTGTTGATATTACTGGTCGTAATACAGCTATTCACCATTTTGTAAATACATCAGGTATTAAGTATGCAGTGCTTGGTACAAATAGAATATTGTACGCTTATTCTGGTGGTATATTTTATGACATACATCCATTAAAAGCTACAACAACTTTAACATCAGCATTTACAACAACTAACGCATCAGCAGCAGTTACAATAACTTTTGGATCAGCACACAATATAAATAAAGGTGATATTATATTACTAGATAGTTTTACAAGTATTACAAATTCTAATTTTGCAGCATCAGATTTTAATGATAAAAAATTTCAAGTTACAAGTTTACCAAGTTCAACTTCAATAACCGTTACAATGCCTTCTAATGAGGCAGGATCTGGAGCAAGTACATCTGGTGGTATTAGAGTAAAACATTACTATTCAGTTGGACCTGCAGTAGAAGTTGCATCAACTGGTTGGGGACTTGGTTCATGGGGTGGTCAAGAAGCTGCAACATTTACATCAACTTTATCATCAGGAATTAATGCATCGGTTACAACTTTAACAATGGCAAGTGCATCATCTTTTCCATCTTCAGGTACAGTTATTATAAACCAAGAAATAATTAGTTACACAGGCGTAAGTGGCAATACTTTAACAGGTTTGACAAGAGGAGCATCAGGTACAACAGCAGCAATACATTCATCAGGAGATGAAGTAAGAGATTCTTCAGGTTACGCTGGTTGGAATACAGCGGTATCAGGTGACGTTGTAACAGCGCCTGGTTTATGGTCATTAGATAATTTTGGTAATAAACTTATTGCAACTATAACAGGGGGTGAAAGTTTTGAATGGGATTCAAACCCAACAGCAGCAAATAATACTAGAGCAACAATTATAACAAATGCACCAACAGCATCAGAATTTAGTTTGGTATCAACACCAGACAGACACTTAATATTTTTTGGAACAGAAACAACTATTGGAGATAAAGATACACAAGACCCTATGTTTATAAGATTCTCGTCTCAAGAAGATATTAACTCGTACACGCCTAGTTCTATTAACACAGCAGGTACACAAAGACTTGCAGATGGATCTAAAATTGTAGGTGCTATTAGAGGAAGGGACGCTATCTATGTTTGGACAGATACAGCATTATTTATTATGAGATTTGTTGGTCCTCCATTTACTTTCTCATTTCAACAAGTTGGTACAAACTGTGGATTGATTGGTAAGAATGCAGCCGTAGAAGTTGATGGTACTGCATATTGGATGTCAGAAAATGGTTTCTTTAGATACACAGGTAAACTAGAATCATTACCATGTCTTGTTGAAGATCATGTATTTGATGATATTAATACAACTCCTAAACAACATATTAATGTTGGTTTAAATAATTTGTTTGGTGAAATTATGTGGTTCTACCCTAACTCTGGATCAGGCACAGTTAATAGAATGGTTGCTTATAATTATTTAGACTCAAGTAATGAAAGACCAGTATGGACTACAGGAACATTAGCTAGAAGCGCGTGGCGAGATTCTTCTGTATTTGGTAAACCTCATGCAACAGAATATAGTACAAGTGGTACAACAGCTGCAACAGATGCTAATCATGTAGTAGGTTGCACCGATGGTGTATCAACATATTTTGAACATGAAACAGGTTTAAATCAAATTAAAGAAGGTGCAATCACTGCAATTACTGCAAGCATTGAATCTGGAGATTTTGATATTGGTTCACAAGGGTTACAAGGCGATGGTGAGTTTATGATGAAAGTTAGAAGAGTTATACCAGATTTTTTAGCACAAACAGGTGATGCTAGAATAACATTAAATTTAAGAGATTTTCCAAACGACACTGCAGCAAGTTCTACATTAGGTCCATTTACCGTGACCAGTGGTACACAAAAAATTGACACACGTGCTAGAGCTAGATCAATATCATTAAAAATAGATAACACTAGTACCAGTCAATTTTGGAAAATAGGAACTTTTAGAATTGA